AACAATAAAAAAGCTTAGAGCAAGAGTAAAAGATTTAATGCAAATTAATAAAGAACATCAAATGATGAATGGAAAATTGAGAAGTGAATTAGAAATTGAAAGAAAAAATCATACCTTAACCAGAGAAGGTAATGATCTGCTTAATAGAGAAAACGGTAGATTGATGAAAAAATTATCAAAAAAAAAGCACTGACAGCCACGCAGACTCCGATTTTGGAGTCCGCATGACCATTGATACCTAGAAATTTTGAGGATTGATTGGAAATGTTTTATCAAGAGCAACAAGCTTTTGATTTCTTGCTTCAGGATCTTCTACAGAAATCTCTATAGCTGTTTGAATGTCTCCAGCATATTCTTTAGTTTGTTTAAGATCTCTATGTCCGATGTGTTGTAACTTTTCCTGGTCGCTAATAGCTGGACTATTATTTTTCAATAAATAATGAGCTACAAACTTTCTAAAACATTTAGCCGGACAACCTTTGAAGATACTGTCTATAACCACAAAACGAAGTAAGCTTCCTTTTTTACCATCTTCTCTAGTTTTGTTGTTAAACTTTTTAAGCTTGGCTAAACCTAATTTTTCATAAGTTAAATATAGGTGTAATCTTAACCAGTCATAATTTACACTTTCATTTTTTTCAGGTTGAGGAAATAACCACTCTATATTACCTGGATAAGTTTCAGAATGAATCTTCTTCCACTCTATTAATAAAGTATAAAGTTTGGGAGGTATCCAAAATTCTCTATTGCTTCCAGCTTTTTTAGTTTTCTTCTTAGTGACGCTTCCAATCTTACGCTGTATTACAGAAATGGTATGTCTATCAAAATTAATATGTTTCCATTTCAGAGCAATAAGCTCGGATGGTCTCATGCCAGTAAAAGATAAAACCGCTATCAAAATATATTTAAGTTTACGATCCGGATCAGACAAATCAGCCAAAATTACTTTCAAACTTTTTTCAATAATACTAGGCGTGATCATTGTTCCATGATCCACATTTATCTCTTCATCCGTTTCCGGAAGAAAATCAGGATTATCTCTTAAAGAATAATTTAAAATTGTTTGAGCATCCTCTCTTGTGATCTTACGATAGCTGACACAATGACCTATAAATGTCTTAATAAATCTGACAGTACGCTCATAAGTTTTAAACTTAATCCCAGCATTCATCCATTTAGTGAGTAAATCTTCTAACTCTGGAACACCAAACATAGATATTCTTAAATCAGCTTTCACATAAGGTACGAGATATTTTCGATAGTGTGTTCCGTATCCAGCTACGCTATCAATTTCCGTACGAGACTTTGGATGTAATGCTCTTCTTTCTTTCAGCTCATAAAATTCTTTATATAGATCTAAGAAAGTTTCCTTATTGAGAGCATCCGCAGCCTTTACTTTATTATCTAAAAGTCTAACTCTTTCTCTTTCAACTCTTTTTTTAGATTTATGTTTAAAAGCTTGCTTCCTGGTTGGTCCAATTAGAAGTTGCCAATATCCATTAATAAAAGATACGGTTGTTAGCATATACTCAAACCATCCTTCCTCATGCCTTCAACAATATTAACTGCGTAGCGATGTTCTGCTACGCAATTATTTTTATTAAAAGCATTATCTTCATCATCGGATATTTTTTCATTCCACCAGTTTTCGGCTGCTTTGTTATTCAAAGTAAAACCAATAATGGTTCCATGATTAGTGATAATAACATCAGCCATGACTAACCTCCTCTTCTATTCCTTGAGGAATGTTAATTGTAGCAACAGCTTTTCGATAGGATTCGAAATCTCCATTACCACAAATATATTGAGCTAGATTTAAGCCATCTTTCCATTCAGATTTCCAGCCATCGCTTGTTATGTGTAATGCGCCTGGAGCAAGAACATTAACTCCGCAAAGAAATGCAACAACATATTGATCATAAGGTTTCTGTGCAGTTTTGCAGAAATTAAATACACCTTTAGCTTCTCTTATTTCCTTTGGTGTATAATAGTCTGGATGCCTACCTTTTAATTTATCAAGAACAAATGTCTCATGACCGTCATTCTTAATACCATTAAAAAGAATATGCTTATCATTGATCTTAAATTTTTGATCATACTTACAATCAATAATAAGTTTAAAAGATCCACGTCTTAAAAGTTGAGCAGCAAAAGATTTTATTTCTTGCCATTCGTTATCCGTGAAATCTCTAGTTTGTGTGAAGTAGTGAGTGTAACCCATAACTTCTCCTTTCTGATTTTTTAAAGTTAAAACCAAAGATTCCATATCCAGTATTTATGACATCTGAGAATAGATAGTCAAAAAATAGGATTAAAAAAACCGTTGGTTTAGAGTTGGAAAAGTTAACGAGTGCGTAGTGAGTGTTTAAAGAGTGGGAAAGAGTTTTTTGGTGGGATGTTGTGATTGTCTTATGTTTTAAACTCTTAAACGAACATAAGTATTTATGCGTGTGATTTGATGCACAAGTTTTTCTTTTACAACTCATGCCTTATTAATACAGCGGTTGGAATCAGGTTAGCAAGCTTTTTGTTATGTTGATTTTACTAGCTTTTTGAATCTCTTTATAGGTTCTTAATGTCATTTTTGACGAAATGTACCAAATCAGTCAAAATAATAAAACAATAAAATATTATACAACTCTTTAAAAATAGGATTATCTTTGGTAGCGATTTTTGAATTGTCTTTCTTTGAAGAATTTATTTACTTCATTAAGCTTGGCTAATACTCTTGGCTTAGCCTCTAGCCTCTTCTCTTTTTTTTCTTCTTCTTTTTCTTCTTGTTCTTTTTTTTCTTCCAGTTTTTTTTTAATGGGATATTCATTCTTCTTTTTTATTTCCTCTAAATAATTTTTTAAACAATCTCTTTCGGCTGGTTTGCCTGGATCTTGAATTATACAAAAATATTTATATTCAGCATTGATGACATAGCTATCGCTATCTTTCCCATTGAGGATTAGTTCACGATTACACCAGTTACATTTGTGTACGGATATGCGTTTCTTTTTCATAGTGTTGAAACACACAGCAATTCGGTTTATAGTTAAGTCAGCTAAATCTGAAATAAACTGGAGAGTTGGATGAGTGGTTGAAATCAGTTCTTTGCTAAAGAACCGTACCTTTAATTGGGTACCGAGAGTTCGAATCTCTCACTCTCCGCCACTCTTCTCCAGGTTATTTTTTCTATTTGATAAGGAAAAAAATAATTATGACTGCAACAGCTACAACAGCAATTCTAGTTTTCTTGTTCCAGCCATTCCAGTAAGCTTTAATTTTATCTAGCATTTATTCGCCTCCTATTATCTGTCGCTTGGTGGAAAATTAATCCAAACGTCATTCCAAAAATCCTTATAAAATTTCTGTAATTGCTCAGTGTATTTTTCAACACCAGCTTTCCAGTCTTTATAAGTTGGAAATTTTAATTCAAAATTAAACACAGTTACCTCCTTTGTTATTATTTAATTCCATTAATAATCCTCACAACTTTCATCGCTTTATTTATTTGATCAAAGTTAGGATTATTTTTACCGTCAAAGGAAGTGACGTTTTGCATTAAAATTAACGCAATAATTAGGTTCATCATATTTTATTTGCCAGCACCTCTATTCCTTGATCTCATAGGAATACGTTTTGAATAACTCTTGGCGTGTCTGCCTGGTCTTTTTATTGACGTTTTTTTAATATGTTTGTAGCCGCCATACTTAGGCTTTGCCATTACTTCTTAAATTTTTTAATTGTGGATACTCCGAATGATCCACCTACTATTGTTAAAATAATGAACCACCAGTAATCCGATGCCGATGCCAGGATCTCCCAGCCTTTTTGCATAGTTGGTTGAAAGTATGGAATAAAATGGAATATAAAGATTATTGTAAAAACCAGAACAATCCACTCATCCTTCCACGAATGCTGTTGTTGTCTAATCTGTTCAACAGAAATAGTCTTTGCAGCTTCTATCTCTTTAGCTTTTATAATTTTATCTTTCTCTAATTTGTGAGAAATTAATCCGATGGTCTTGCTTCCGATCATACGGAAAAGAGGATTTTTCAATAATCCCAGTAGATGTATCATATAGTTGTCCTGTTAATTTGTATAAGCTGCACGTGCCTACAAAATAAAAAATTAAAAAGAAGATAAATATTTTCAAGTATTTCAATAAACCCAAGAGTTAGGTCTCATTTCGAAACCATCCTCTGATCCGAGTAAATCAATGTGAATGAAACTTTTTGATATTCCTAAACCTGTAACTTTATTGGTAAAGTAATCAATGAATCGTTTTCGTTCTTGACCGTTTGTTACAAATAAATCTATTGCTTTGCCTGTCGTGTGTGGTCCATTTTTTCCAGTTTTGGAAATATTATAGTTATGTTCTGGACAACGATAACCAGAGGATACAACTATTGGACCAAGTTCATTCCTGGCTTCTTGTAATAGATTCATCAAATCAGTATCAATTTTTAATTCTTTGCAATGACTACAGCTTAGTTCTTTTGGCTTGAAGTTTTCCCAGCTCTCGTTCCAATCGCCAGGTTCTCTTATTAAGATTGACATAGAAATTTTTAACTCCTAGTTTTTTCTGTAATGCTGTTAATTTTCTAGCTTTGTGTGATCGTTCTCTATCGGATTTGGCATCATAGAAAGTAACCTCGCCACTCTTTATATTAACGGTAATTATATCTATTGGTCCAATTCCAAATGTATTACTGAAAATTAAATGTTCATCATCCAACAATTCAAGCATTGCTTCTAAGTGAGCTGCAATACCTTTGTTGTAATACTTCACTTAAAATTGAAATAACCTAATACACCTATAACTAAAGCGCCTAACGCCATTAACACAGCTACTCCGCCTTTTCCTTTGGAAACATCTTCGGTAAGTTTGGAAACTTTTTTATTAAGATCTTCAATAGACCGAACTAATTGCCTCATTCGTTCTGCACATAGCTTTTCATGTGAAGATAAACGATAACCTATTCCAATAGCAGCAACGCTGCTTTTCTTTTTAGCCATAGTTAAATCCTTGTTGAAATTTAATTAAAAATTATTCTGGTTTTGTTGGATAGGTAACACTCTCAACATCTTCAACAGTTGATAAGCCACTTGGCAAATCTCTTAATGCTTGTCGGTAAGTAGTCATATCTTCTGATATGGTTACATCTGACAAAGCATAGAAATCCGTTGCCGATAAAAGTTGAGTTCTTCGTTGCCTTAAATCTGCAATCTTACGATCAAAAGCACCAGCTTCCCAAGCCGCTTCTTCTGCATCTCTTGCAGTTTCTTCAGCTTCTGTGAACTGAACCTTGTTTCCGTTTATGTTATGAAATCTTGGCATTTTTTTATATATCTCCTTTTTAATTAGTTATTAACCTATTCCAAATAATTTTATTTTTCCTGAATCTATATCGCCTGATGCAAATTTAAACTGAATTGCATCTACGGCACTTGTAGTATTTCCGTAACCAGCCACAAAATCTTGTCTTGATGAACCATTACCTATCATATTTTGTACATTTGAAATAAAATGTTTGACAAATGTTGTATTAGATGGATCAAATAAGTGTAAAGTTCCTGAACAAGATGAATCATTATCATCACCAACTGATCCTGTAAGAATTTGAAAATCTGTAGATTCTGCTAAATCAGAACCTGTTTTATAATCCAAACTTGTTGTACTATCATCTTCAGGATGCCAAGCTCTAAAAAGAGTAGTCGTTTTAGTTACATTATAATTTGATCCACCATCAATACTTAAATTAAAAGAAAATGATACATTGTGAGTTTCTGGGTGCATATTATAAAACTTAAAAATATACTCATCATAAGTACTGTCTAAAACTACGTCACTAGCTCCATCAACAAAGCTAATAGTTGCATCAGAAGAAGCGGTTATTGTCTTAATTAAAGTCCAAGCACCACCACCAGCCGCCGCTTCAAAAGCTGGAGGTTGTCCAGCACCAGCAGAAGTTAAAACCTGTCCATCATCACCAGTTGCTATCGCTACTGGATCGCCGCTTGCATCGTATGAAATTATATTACCATCAGTTCCTCCAGCCATGTATGCCAAAGTAACTGCATTGTCTTTAATGGAAACCGCTCCTGAGCTAACATCAAAATCTGATGAATCAAAAGATGCAATACCTTTATTGGATGTATCGGCATCGCTTCCAGCGATTGTTACTGTATCTGTCGCTCCACCAGTTGTTGTTATTCCAGTACCAGCCGCAATCGTTAAAGTATTTCCATCGGTTAAAGTTTGATTTGATCCTGACGTTCCAGCCAAAGTTAAACTCGACATTGATCCAGAACCATCTTCTCCACTATATTGAAAGTGAACGCCAACTCCATCGCCATCTGAAAATGAACCAGAACTAACAACGTGAGTAACTGGTACTTTTGAATATCCTGTAGCATCTGTAACACTTCCACTTACTTTGAAAACTGCATACGTTGATGCTGTTCCTTCTTTAGTTATAGTTACAATTCCTTTTGCTGTTGAGTTAGTTACAACATCCCAAGTGTCTACATAAGGCTGTATATTTGCTGATGCGTCATCAGCATCATCGACGTATAACACAGTTGCACTTGCTATCGTTGCGTGATTCCATGCAATTTTTCCAGCTCCATTGTCTGCATCGGCTGTTGAATTATCCCAAGTCATAGAGAGTTGAGAGTTTGTTCCACTTGCTCCTGTTGAACCAGTCGATCCTGTGCTTCCAGTTGAACCAGTTGATCCTGTATCGCCTTTTAATCCTGTTCTTGTAAAGTGAACGGATAATTCGTCTGCTGCTGAAAAAGTATTGTTTGATGCTAAATGAACAACGGTAATTTTATTATATCCGCTTTGATCAGAAACAGCCGCAGTGATTTTAAATCTTGCATACGTTGTTATGTCATTAATATCTGTAATGTGCAGATAGCCTTTAATTGTAGAAGTTGATCCTCCCCAAGTCTGAACATCTGCTGCTGTTGATCCTCCATCAGCATCGGCATCATCTATATAAATTTCTGTAACAGAAGCATAGGTACCGTGATTCAGGCGTAAATCTCCTGATCCTGGATCTGCGTCTGTCGTACTTGTATCAAACGTATATCTGTATCCTGGAATTGCTCCATCTTCTCCAGAAGGAGTAAAGGATAGAAAAACTTTATC